ATTTCCGGGTGATGGTAAGGATTTAGAAAAAGGTGCTACAGTTAATAGTATTTTAAATGGTTTAAAAGATAAATATGATGGTGCGGATTTTGTAGAAGGCCCTGCAAATAATAGTGCTAAAGAACCCCAAATTAGTCCCGCAGAAGAAGCTTCTGGCCATATGGAAAAAATGATTCACGACCAATTAGAAGAATCAAGTGCTGTAAATGTATTAAGACATGCTCTATTTGAAGCATCTTTGCTTGGTACAGGAATTATTAAAGGCCCATTTACTTATGAACAATCAAGTCATAATTGGGTTAAAAATTCTGAAACAGGTAGAAATGAATATAAACCTAAAACAAAATTAGTACCAAGAATTGAGTCAGTATCATGTTGGGATTTTTATCCAGACCCAGATGCTATTACAATAGAAGATGCTGAATATGTAATTCAGCGACATACTTATACACGTTCTCAAGTTAGAGATTTAATGAATAGACCATTTTTTAGAAAAGAAGCTATTCGTAATTCTTTAGATATGGGGCCTAGCTATGAAGCTAGAGGGTATGAGTCATCTCTACAAGATAGAGAATCTATAAATGACACTGATAAAAACAGATATGAAATTTTAGAATTTTGGGGTACAATGGATACTCGACTTGCAATGGAAGCAGGTTTAGAATTAGAAGATAATATGGATGATATGGATGAAGTCCAAATCAATTGTTGGGTATGTAATGGTACTATTATTAGATTAGTATTAAATCCATTTACACCAACAAGATTACCTTATCTAGTTTGTCCATACGAAATTAATCCTTATCAATTTTTTGGTGTAGGTATTCCAGAAAATATGGATGATGCACAAACAATTATGAATGGTCATGCAAGAATGGCAATTGATAATTTAGCACTAGCAGGTAATTTAGTATTTGACATTGATGAAACAATGTTAGTACCGGGTCAAGATATGAAAGTATTTCCGGGTAAAATATTTAGAAGACAAAGTGGTATGCCGGGACAAGCTATACATGGTGTTAAATTTCCAAACACATCTACAGAAAATTTAATGATGTTTGATAAATTTAGACAACTAGCTGATGAGTCTACAGGAATACCATCTTATTCACATGGAACAACAGGTGTGCAGTCTACAACAAGAACTGCAGCGGGTATGTCTATGTTAATGGGAGCAGCAGCTCTTAGTATTAAAACAGTTATTAAAAATATTGATGATATGCTTTTACGACCTTTAGGTGAAACTTTGTTTGCATGGAATATGCAATTTAATGAAGATGCACCAGAGATAAAAGGTGACTTACATGTTAAGGCAAGAGGTACAACATCATTGATGCAAAAAGAAGTAAGGTCACAACGATTAATGACTTTCTTACAAGTAGCATCAAATCAAAATTTGGCTCCGTTTGTTAGATGGCATACTATATTATCTGAAATTGCAAAATCATTAGATATAGAACCAGAAAAATTAATAAACGACCCAGAGAAAGCGGCTATCTTTGCAAAAATAATGGGAATGGCGAATGGAAATCAACAAGCTCAAGGCAATAATCAACAGTCCCCAATGGCCTCTGGTGGAGGAGCTCCTGCAGGAGCAAATTCAAACGACCCTACAGGGTCTGGTGGCGGAAACATCGGAACAGGAAATATTCCGCAAGCAGGGGAGAGTGGCTTCTCTTCAAATGCTACTCAAACTGAGGGAACAACTTAAAAGAAAATGACAACAACATATCAAGGAAATAATACTGGTTTAGAATATGATGCAGCAACTGCAACATGGGGTTTAAAAAATACGACTATAGAATATATAGACACAGATGCTTTTGCATCTACTGACCCCGATTTTGTTTACACGCCACCTGTTATAGATGGTTCTATAGAAGGCCCTAAAGACCCATGTCCGGAAGGATATATGTTTGATAAAGAGTTACAACAATGTGTAATTGACCCTAATGCTGAAAATAATTTTATGGATACTACATCGGGTGGTGGATACCAAAGCAACAGAGCCGACAGAGACTACGCAGTAGACCCCAATAATCCTTACGGTTTTTGGGTTCCCGCAGTACAAAATGCCGATGGAACATGGGAAGCAGGATATACAAAACAATTCCCGAGAACATTTGGTCAATTTAAGCAAGACGATTTAGTATTTTACGGAAAAAGTAAAGGGTATATTACTAAAGATGGAACTATCGTAGGAGCAATGCAAGCAAGTGATTATTTGGGAATGTGGCAAGGTATAGGGCAATTCTTAAATGACAGAGCGTATAATACCTGGTTAAGAAGAGTACAAATGGAAGGAATGACAAAAACTGTAACTGGGGGTTCGGGAACCCAAGAAAAATTAATTGTAAGTGTTCAACCAGATGATACTGAAAGTACAACAGTTGAAGACCCAGTAGTTACTGTAGCAAATCCTGTAGTAGGTTCTTATCTAGACAATTTTATTAAGGCATATGTAACTAATCCTAATTTTAATCCAAAAGGTACAATAGGAACATCAGAAGGAGCAGATAAATTTGATGATATAGAACAATCAAAACGCAGACAAGAAAAAGCTAAAGCTAGAAAAGAAGAAGCTAAAGCTAGAAAAGAAGAAGCAGCCGTTGTTGCAAAAGATTTAGAAATTGTTCAAACAAAAGAAAAGTCAAAACAAGATGTAAAAGATGCAGAAGAAAAACAAGACAAGACTACACAAGACGCTGAAGAAAGACAACGGAGAAACGACCAAGTACAAAAAGATAAAGACTCTGGATACTCCGGTTCTAAACAAGACACTGGTTCTTCCGGTTCTGGTTCTTCCGGTTCTGGTTCTAGTTATGGTTCGGGTTCTTCTGAAGAATATGATAAATTCGAAGATAAACAAGGAAAACCATCTGGTGGGTATCAAAGTGGACGTGGAAGATAAACACAATTAATTAAATAGGAGAAAAATATGGCAGAAGGAATGATGAACGACCCCAACGCTATGGGAGGCCAACCTCCTATGAGCGAACCCCCAATGGGTAATCCAATGGGCGGACAACCAGACCAAACGGGTGCAGTAAATGATGCTGTACTTGATATGCATCTTACAGAAGATGTTAAAAATGCACTATCGGCAAAAGGTGTTGATGTATCTGCAGTAGCAGACAGAGGCCCTAAAGAACCAGTAGTAGTAATACCAGTTTCAGTAATTATGGCTAGATATCCGGGTGCTACACCAGAAGAATCTATGCAACAGTTTGTACGGGATATGACAGCAAATGCTTCAGCTCCTGCGACAGAGCCGGCACCAGAAATGGCAATGGCAGAAACTCCAACACCTTCACCAGAAGGATTAGGAGCACCAACACAAATGGATAGGCCACCTATGACTGCTTAGTCATAGCCCCAATGCGACTCTAAGGCCACCTGTTTTCCAACAGCCCCAAACAAAGGAGAATAAAATGGAAGAAAATAAGAACGAGGAAATTAAACAAGAGGAAACTCAAGTAGAAGACAATCAAACAAAGGCTCTTCTCGAGCCTAACCCTTACAAACGTAAGGTAACAGAAGACACAGCTACCGTTTCAGAGGACACTCCTTCAGAAGAAGAAGCCACTCCAGACAAAGAACGCCCTGTCAACGCTGAAGAGAAAGTGTTTAAGAAGCGTTATGACGACCTTAAACGACATTACGATTCTACTGTCAATAAGCATAAAGACGATGTCTCACAACTTAAACGCCAGTTAGAAGAAAGTACTGAACAGGTACTACCAAAAACTAAAGAAGAAATAGAAGCTTGGAGAACTAAATATCCCGATGTCTATGATGTTATAGAAACTATAGCACATACTAAGGCAGATGATAGAACAAAACAAATCCAAACAGGTCTTAAAGAATTGGAAAGCCAACAAGCGGTTGTCCAACGAGATAAAGCCGAAATAGAATTGTCAAAATTTCATCCCGATTATACAGAAATAAGAGGAGATGAAAAATTTCATCAATGGGTTAGTGAACAAGATGCTACTATTCAAGGTTGGTTGTATGAAAATACATCTAATGCAAAGTTAGCTGCTCGAGCTATTGACTTATATAAAGTTGATACTGGGTATAAAAAGAAAAAAACTAACAATTCATTAGAAGCATCGAAATCAGTAACTTCAACTAGCAAGCGTGAAATTGATACTACAAATAAAAAAACGTGGAAGATTAGCGATATAGCTAGAATGAAACCGGTTGAATTTGCCAAGTATGAAAAAGACATTGACTTAGCTAGAGTTGAGGGAAGAATTGTTAATGCTTAATCTTTATGTCTATAGGAGGACAAAATTATGGCTATAGGAACAGCTTCCGGTTATAACAATTTACCATCGGGTAATTGGTTACCGGCAATATACAGTCAAAAAGTCCAAAAGTTTTTTAGAACTGCATCAGTGGTAGAGGATATTACCAATACTGACTACGCAGGTGAAATTGAAGCTTACGGAGATACTGTCAACATTATTAAAGAACCAACAATCACAGTTAGTTCTTACAACAGAGGTGCTCAAATTGCTCCTCAGAATTTAGCAGATGACCAAATTCAAATGGTTGTAGACCAAGCTAATGCGTTTGCATTTAAAGTTGATGATATCGAAGAAAGACAAGCTCACGTTAACTGGGAAGCTTTGGCTACTTCTTCTGGAGCATATGCTCTAAAAGATTCATACGATGCAAATGTAATTGCGGCAATGGTGTCTGGTTCTGGAACTACTACTGGTAGTGACGGTTCTGGTGCAGATGTTGGTTTCGGAACTTCCGAAGTTGACCCAATGGATATTTTAGCAACAGCAGCTAAAAATCTACATGCGGCAGACATTCCAACTGATAACAGATGGTTTTTAGCATCTCCAGAGTTCTATGAACAACTTGGAAATGCGTCATCTAAATTAATGGATGCGTCTATAACTGGTGATGGTACATCACCTTTAAGAAACGGTGCAGTAATTAATGGTCAAGTAAATGGTTTTAAACTATACATGACTAATAACTTTGCAGCCGCTACAACCTCAGACTATTACAAAGTGTTATTTGGACATATGTCTTCAACTGCTACTGCTAATGCTATCGCAAAAACAGAAGTAATTAGAGACCCAGATTCTTTTTCTGATATTGTTAGAGGTCTTCACGTTTTTGGTAGAAAAGTTCTTCGTTCGGAAGCTCTTCAAACAAGACATCTTTTAATTGACTAGGGAGAATATATAATATGGCTACATATGACGTAACAGGCCCGGGTAACGCCGGTGCAACCCCATCAAGATTTGGTGCAGGTAGTAGACAACCATACCTTGTAGAGAATACAATTGACATTAGTGCAATTAATTCTGATGCAGGAACAGCAGTTAATGATGTACTACAATGTATTGACATCCCTGCTGAAACTTTAATCTTACACGCAGGAATTGAAATAATCACAGCATTATCTAGTTCTGTAACTTTGGATTTAGGTATTACTGGCGGAGACGTTGACACATTTGTTGACGGAGATGCTAATGCAACAGGTTACTCTGTTCTTACAGCTACTGCAAGACCAGTAATAGCAAGTGCGGATACTTTAGACATACTTTGTCTAAGTGCAGTATCAAGTGCGGGTAAACTCCGTGTTTTTGCTTTATTGTGTGATGTAAGTGGTGTAGAAGAAACAGATAGAAATACAGCAACTCAACACGATGGCTAATAACTAATATATTTGGGGGCTTCGGCCCCCTTATTTGAAAGCGACTAATAAATACACAGAGGATTTATGGCAACTTACGATTTTAGAAAAAAAACAACGGCTAGCACTGGTCAAAAATTTACTAATATGTATCCTAATCATGATAACATTAAACATGAAATGGAAGAAAGAGTAGAAAATTTAGAAACTAAATTAGATAAAATATTAAATTTATTAGAAAATAAAAAAGATGATTAAGATATGGTTTATGTTGGTTTTATTTTCTATGCCAAATGCACCCTCAGTTAAATACAATGGATTTATATATCCAAGTGAAGAAGAGTGTATGGTAGCAAGATATGAATTACATGAAGCGTATAATAACAGACCTACAGAATATAAATCAGCAACAAATATGAATTCATATTGTGTAGCATTTGACAGTTTTCCAATTGCAGGATTAAATAACACAGGGGCATAATGGCAACATACTTAACAATAACTAACAGAGTACTAAATGATTTAAATGAAGTTGAATTAACTTCAGCTAATTTTGCATCTAGTCGAGGTGTACAAACCTCTGTTAAAAATTTTGTTAACAGGTCATTACACGATATATATAATGAATTAGAAGAATTACCAAGTCTACATAAAGAAACATTTTACAATACTAATAGTGGTCAAAGAGAATATAATTTACCTACAGCAGATTCTCCTCAAAGTGGAGATTTAGAATGGCGTAAAATAGACTGGGATACAGTTTATTCTAAACCAAAAGAAGTAGTAACTAATGGTGAATTTACTTCTAATATTACTAGTTGGACTACAATAGCAGGAAGTGGTAGTGCCGCTTATAATAGTGGTGGTAATGGTAGATTAAGATTAAATGATTATGCTGCTTATCAAGCTATTACAACTAGTAAAAATACAGAATACAGA